GGGCAAGTTTATAGTCGTTCCGGGACTGGAGGGGGAGTGGTTAAGCAGATACGCGCAATGCGACGCCGGAATTTTCGAAAGTACTGAGAGTTGGGCTAGCTTCTCGTCTTTCTAATCCATAATCCACAACTAGAGTCTCTGATAGTGCCAGACTATGAACTACGCTGCCTAGACGTAGCTCTGTGGCTATCAAGTGCATCTGTATAAGACTCTCAATATCTATGGAATATCTTCTCTGCAGTGACTCCAAATCTAATGTCTGGGATGAGTAACATCCATCCGCCTCCACAAATGTGGGTTGAACCATTAGATTGGTATGGGTAAAATTAGCACGTAAACCACTTAACAATGGGTGGCTTGCTTCATTCTTCAATCCCATAATCACTCCGCTGATGTACCTATGAAATTTCTCTGCTGCTGAGGTTGTTCTAAACTCAGCTGGTGTCATAGCAATCATGTCAGGTGTTAAATCTCCAAATAATTTGCCTAAACCTCTGACAATGCATCCTAAATTTCTAGATGGAACATACCTGCCCTCGGTTGTCCTAATGGGCGAGTATTTAAGAAACTGAATTTTCTCAGGTACGTAACTGCCGGTGCTGTCCCGGCAATGTTCAACGGTAACCTTATGACCTACTAGAGCCGCACCCTGTCGAATTGCGACGTCTATGTCAAGATTAGGATTTGACATCAACACTTCTATAGTGGCGAAACATATTAAAACTGAAGCCACCGTGTTGAGTAGTGTAGTGAGGGAGGTACCGGATCCCTCGAAACATGTCGGGAACAACACCTTAAACCACTGGGTGGAATCTTGTGGATTCCGACAAAGAATTGGTTTATGGCATTGCTGTATATAGCATTTCGCTGATTCTTCATCTAACTGCGCCAACATCATATAGACCAACCCAAAAATCAAAGGTCCATTTGATGAGTCACATGACGATATATCTATATTAGCATAACCAACACCCTGAGGTAAATTCCATGCAATCACACTGTCATCTGAAAAACAACCAAATACAATTGTATCTGGAGTTTTATCAATGTCGATTAAATGTTTAAAGAAATTTTCTAACTCAGAAGTCTTCGGTGTAGTGAACGTGTAACAATCCACCGTGGTTCTGCGACCTCCCAACATGTAAGATCGTGTTATTCGACCTTGCAGCCTCTTCTTTACTATAGTAATTAAGGCTGGATCTAGAAAAGATGATTCGTCTCCATATGACACGAAAATCCTAGATGGTTTCTCCGGATTCGACTTATCTATCTCATCTTTCAATTTAGCTACTGGTTCGCTAAATCCGGTCTTAGGTGCATAACGCACCCCTTCCAACACTCTTTGCCTAAGTTGTCTTTTAGGACCAGGCAAATTAGCATATGTCTCCCTATTGATGTATGTGGAGTAGAACTGAGCGTACCAAGAGAAAGCACCATTTTTGATGTTTTCAACTGTGGTATTTAAGAAATCGGATACTATACCAGGGGCCCACCTAGATGTATCTTGTAATAATTGATCTATTGCGTCCATCACAGGTGACACAGACTGGCTCTGGTACGCATATTCATCAATCAAAGTATACCCACCCTCCACCAGAGTGCGAGTATAATCATAATGCTCTATATTTCTAGCGTAAGCTGAGTAGTTGTGAATACCGTGATGTCCAGTACATGATGTTGATAAAAAATTTCCTTCATCATTTACTATGTATTCGATATCCGATCCAATAGGAGATAAAACTCCATAATATGGATCTTTAAATAATCTACACTCCAGCTTACATTTCTCCAACACTACACCCAACTCTTGGTACACATGTTTTGGTAGCAAACCATGTTTGTTTGCAATATCGCACAACCAACGCTGTTGATTTATCCATAGGTCTTTCTCGTTATCTCTGGCACCAAGTAAACGCTTGGAAATAGCATCAAGGTATGACCTAGTGTCCGAGGTATCTGACCTGTCCCAGCAACAAGGAACCACGTCTAAACCAACAGATACGTAATTACGAGACAACTCAAACCCAGCAATACTATGTCTTGGGTTATATGAGAAACCAACTAAATCCTCTAATAGTGTGTTTTCATCAGTTAGAACTGATACTCTCTGACCTGATGGATCACACCTGCTAATTTGGATCTGTATATTAGGTTTAGTCTTAAATTTATATTTACCTCCTTCTCTTGGTAAGTGCCTAGGACTTACGTTCATTTTGATGTAAGTTCCAGTTTGCTCTATATCATAGTTGTTATACCACGCTGTTTTGAACACATTGTGATCATTGACCAGTGGATTCATATTGCCAAGTAAATCTATTTTGTGACACTTAGCTATCCATAAGAAAATGAAGTACTTTAAGGTACTCTCAAAAAGCCGTTGCAACTCCTCATAATACACACCACCAACAGTGGAGCAGCTCTCTGCGAAGGCTTTTAAACCGTAATTACGCATGGCCGTTTCCCGACTGCTCCCATACTCTGGGGATTGCCAAGCCTTTTGCAACAATTTCAAAAAAGGTAAGAAGACTATATGCTTAGTCTTGTCTTTGGTAATCCTAGAACCAGAGTAATCCAAATAATCGAATGACCTAATCTCACGTTCTATAATGAGATCAGGCAATGGATTCATATTGCTACCACTACCACGTCTATATGTGTACCCATCGTTATTCAAGATCCAATGACCCAACTCCCCGGAGTTTTTCAATTCTTCCCCCTCACGAAGTGAGTCGGACACTTGGAAACTACCGAGATTATTAGATCTTACAAACAACAAAGGGTCACCAAAACCAAGAGATAAAACAACCTTGCAATTATTGCAAGGCTGCCTTTCCTCCAATTCGACAACTTCTTTTGCAGGTTCTTTTGTATTAATCCTGCGCGCTGCGTTGTCCTTATTACGTTGAGCCAAGACAGGCTTACGGTGTAAAGAGGTTATAGTCTCTTTATGAGCGCGTTTGTTGACATTGTTAGTCTCCTCAGCTGACAAAACTCCATGTTTGAATGTTATCTCACCGTTCAACCCGGGGTTTTGCAACCGTTTGATCTGTGCAATCACTTTGTTAAAACGTAAGCATAGATCAAGTTTGGCGACAGCTTCCTGATTTAACTGTGTGGTATAAACCGGCTTATAACCAAAATCCAAACTAAGTTCATCCTCATCACAATATAAGGGTGCAAAAAATGCAGCCCAAGTATCAGTTCTATCAAACTGAGGCTGATGTGTATGTCCAACACTTACATCATTGCCTGAAATGTCTGTATATGTGAGCCCTATATGATATGGACTCAATTTGTCGGTACTTTGCAACCGACTTCGATGACACATGTCTACGGTAGGGGTTACCGTAGTCGTTCCAGCTCGAATCCTGGAACACTTATGATTGGCTACACACCAATCCTTCCCAATTGATTCTTCCTCAGAGGCGAGGCGACCTCTGTCATCTACCTTTTGGGGTACCTCTACGTCGCTGACGACATGGCGGGAATCTAAAGGAGGCCTTAATCCCAGGGATTTCCTTCCTGAGGGTTCTCCTACGATAGTTCCATTGCGTACATTGCACTTCTCCGGTCCTATAGCCTTTACAGCATCCGGCTGATTTTCGTTCATGCAATTACCTTCAATTTCACAAATCTTATCCGTGTCTCCATGTTGGCACCCCAGCTCTTGAATATATAGACTCTTTTGGTGATTCATTTTTAAAAGGTAGGGATAATTGACGATGAAGGCGTCACCTGGGTGTTTTCCCCTATAAACACCCAAAAATTTATAGACAACACAATACATATAGATTAAATAAATTGACAAATAAATGACCCCTAAAATTTTTATCCCCGCTGGGCTCTCGGGTTCCTGTGTTAACTTAGACTAGCTAGACTGGCTAGTTGATTCCCCTAAAATTTTATACCCGCTGGGCTCTCGGGTTAACTGATTACATAAGTTAAGTTACGGCAGAAAGAAATTTAGAAGCCTACGCTATAACTATGTAAAATCCCTGAAATTTGTAGACCCGCCGGGCGCTCGGGTGTGTATATGAATGATCACGGCAATGGTAGCGCTTCCTAAGGGAGTGGGGGGGCCTCATTGTTATATCCACAAGCACAAACACATCGGCACAGGAAGTGCCAAGCCGTGAGACAATGATCAACAAGTGAGACTAGATCCACATCACGCTAACGCTGCTGTCAAAGCAGCGTTTAAAACTTCGTGTCCAAGAGGGGATCCAATAGCTTTCCTGGCATCCTTCATCACAGCCACATGGTGGGAATTGGGTTGCTGGGCGTGTAACTGGCGCGATGAAGCCAAAAAATTGTGAACTTGATCTTGAAGGGCTACATGAGTAACACTATCCGTGTGCAAAGCCTGCAAGGTGGGCGATGAGATTGACCAATGCTCGATGGTCTCAATGTGGAACGACACAGAACTCGAGCTAGAGTTGAGAAAATAGCCCAACACACCAGGAGCGGTACCAAAGTACGTAGATGCAGAAGCACCACCAACTGGAGACCCGGAGGAGTTCATCCAAAAAGAAGGTGTCTGGATTGGTGTGCCGTACCCTTGCATCGTAGCATTAATCTCCACAACATTGTTCTTATTAATGCTTTGCCTAATTGAATTTGGGGCACTATCTACAAACGATACTAGAGTTGCAGGGCTGCTTGTTAAGTACCCAGATCCACCGTTGTCGTTATAAGACAACTCGGTATCGTGGATGTACTTGAAAGTTCCTGATTTATATAGTTCAGCACCCTCGTAAGTGAAACGTAAACCACAGGACACGTTGGCAAACTCAAACTGAGATGTAATAGCAGATCCATTATACGGAGTGTTAGTAGCCAAGGTAGCTAAAGTTCCACCGGCAATAACTTTGTCGCCAACGGTAGCGTTCTTCCATGTTCCAGTAACTGGAGTAGCGGCAGCGGACTGCACGCATACAATCACTGAGGCATACGTGGCATCAGCGGCTATACAGGGAGCTTGCATAAAATACATGTAGCAACCAGAGGGCACGGTCACGGATGTGTTAGCCTTGGCCATAAACTTCTGTGAAGGACGCCCACTAACCAATGTGGAAGCTAGACCCTTAGTTACGTCGAAAGGACGAACAATGGCTTTCACTGAAGTGGAAACGGGATCAACCCGGTCAGGCGTATCCTTTGAAATGCGCATGGTCTTGGCCTTGGCACGACGAACCTTCTTAGGGAGATTCTTTAACAGGGCAAGCTTAGCAACTTTCTTTTGCAAGTCAGCAATGCGCTGGTTTTGTTTTCTATTAATAGAATTATTCTTTGTCTCATTTACCTTAAATCTCACAAGAGGACAAACTCGTGAGAGGTGGGAAGAGGCCGCCATGCCTAAGGCTCATCTTTTATAACGCGTCCCGTCCACTAAAGTCCTCGCGGTTACTTCTTTGGCACCGCAGCACCAGGTGAGTAGACTCCCTTGCGGGACCTGAATCTGTGAGTTTTCATCACCAACTGCATGGAGGTTGGGTGTAACTACCTCACTCTAGTGTAGTATGACAAGCCTGGTGATCCAACTGCTCGTGCTTCCACTAGGAAATATCTTAGCGCCATCACGCCTAAGAACAGATCTTTGTAGCCTTATGGACAGCATACGGGTGACCCTTATAATGGTTTGAGCAACCAAAGAGAACGTGACCCCAAAAAACACAGATGACAAATCTCATAACACCTGTGGAAAAATCC